CACAAGTCGAGTTATGACCTGATCCCCAACCTTGAACGGCCCAGACTTCGGACGGTGGGCTGTGATGCTGGTCTTCTTGCAAACCAGACTCGGCTCGTAAAATACGCTGTCGTGATTCACGTCCTCAACGCGAGCCCATCTGACGTTGTTGAATACCCAATCGCCTGCTGCAATCTTCGATGCGTCTATCATGGCGTTCCTTTCGCTTTAATTCTCTTTTCCCACTCCTTATCGAAGTGAAACATGGCCTCGTCGGGAGATTCGCCAAGCCCAACAACGCCTTCTTGGATATTGTCGCCGTATAAGGCAATCCAATAATTACCGTCGAGCGATAGCTTCGGACGATAGATGACGCTCGGGCGGTCGATTTTGCATATCAATATTTCAACCTGATTCCTGATTTGGTCAACCGCGTAACAAAATGCTTGTGATGCTATTTGTGAATGCTCTTCGTTCATCACTCCCCCTCTCTGGTTTGTTGTTTAGTTCGTCGGCAATACTCTGCGATCAGCAGGGCGTCCGCATTTGCGTGAGTAATCTTCACGCTCGGAAACAACTGCTGAGCCTTCGCCTTGTGCCGGTTCTTCTTGTCCGTGTTCGACTCTGCTTTACTCTTGCGAATCAGCCCGAATACCTTCTGCCATTTCTGCGGTGTGACCTCCTCGAATGGGATACCCGAAGCAATCAAGATGCCTCTCAGAAACCCGTAGGACTGACCGAACTTGAATGTCGATGAAACCCCTTGACCGGGCATTGACGAAACCCTCTCGATCAGGGCAAACCCAAACATATTGAGAGTTGCCGGGCAATCGCAAATCTCATCAGACAAGAATCTGAACAGGTCAGACTCCGTCTCTTTGCACTTCATGAAATCGACCGTGCCTGTCGAGTCGTCGATAACCGCAATGCTTCCACTGTTTCCCGGATCAATGCCTATGAATATTTGCTTGTCAGTCATTCCGTTGGCTCCAGTTCTTTGAGTAGTGCTTCAACTTCCGACTCATCGCCACTTGGTAAGTGGGCGTTTGATTTCTGAACGGCGTTGTAGCACTCTTCCAACGCTTCCCCCAGCCGCTCAACGAGGTCGAGGAGGAGGGCACAGTCGCTGGCGTACTCAAAACTTGTGATTGGCTCCGGTTCTGCTAGGCTGTACCCGCTTAATCCCTTGACCCGTTCTCGTATCGCTTTAATGCCCATCGTTGCTCTCCCGTTTCTTGAACTCGCCGCACTTCTCGCCGTTTGGTCCGCTCATGATTGATCATTGATTTCTTTCTTTCATCATGGCGTCGGCTACCTTGTATGCCTCAGTTACATAACCAGTAATCAAGAAAACAGTATCAGGATTAGACAACATCCCCTGCAACGCTGCTGCTGCGAAGTAATCTCGGAGAGACACAGGCAAATCAACAGAAGGCGACTCTGATTCCTTCACCCACTCCCCGCTATGATTAACCTGGCCGTACCCACGAGATCTCAACTCTTCGTGAATCCCCTTAACCGTGTGTGTTCCCACGTTGCGAAGTTTTAGCCATTCAATGTCGGTCTTCTCTGCAACCTCTGACCACTTTGTTACCTCTGCACGCATGAAGGCTTTCGTAATCTCTGCTTTCAGTGCGTCCCAATTTATGTAGTCACTCATTACTCACTCCCTTCTGTTGTTAGTAGTTTATAACGAAGCATTCGCACTCTCCAAAAGCTAGGCTTGGAACACACCATCCCCGTCCGAAGACAGGGAAAGTAGCGATTCCAAAAGCTGAGTATTGGTTACGACACCGAGTGAACTGATTCTTTAACGTCTTTGTGTCACTCCTCCGACAAGACGCCCTCAGCAAGTGCTGTGAAGCCCGGACGATGAGCCGACTCCAACGGGTCAAAACTCTGTTAGCTGGCGAGTCACCGCGATAACTATCCCTCAGAACTCGAAGCCTGTTATCAAAGACTTATTCTGTAGTATTGCCGTCAGCGTGGGCATAAAAAAAGCTCCCGCTAGGTGGCTGGACACACAAGACAGAATCTCGTGAACCACCTAACGGAAGCTCTTTTATTCTGTCTACTGTGTGTGTCCACCTCTAATTATCCAGACCCAGAATAATTCCGCAACCCCAATCTCTTAGAAAACTGGTGTTAATTAAGAACTAATCTGTGATTCTCAAGGTACGCCCCCTGAGCTTCTGTGAATTCAATCTCGATAACCACTTCAGAACCCTGGTTATTCGTCGCCCCTCTAATCTTCTGACGTATCAGGATTGCACGGTGGAAGTCAGGAGCGGTCTTGTGTAAGTGACGCCGCAAGAGTTCCCATTCATAAGCTGTCATGCTGTACTTCATATCTCACTCCTTAGAAGGGTACATCGTCTGATGGTGCTGGAAACGGGTCAGCTTGTGGGGTTTGGTTGGATTCCTGATTCCACGGTTCAAGGTCCAACCGGCCAGAAAAGAACTTCTTGCCCGATGTCTTCGCCGTCCGAACCCACAAACCGACATTGCACTTCTCGCCCTGTGCGTTCACCCAAGTGCCTTGATATTCAGGCTGCCTGTTCTCAGGTGTGGCTTTGTCGTTTCTGAAAATAGTAATGTCGCCTGGCTTCTCTTCGTAACTGCTCATATCAATCTTCTTTCTTAGTGTGTATGCCTCTTGGTTTTCCAATAGGCTGGTTAAAGGCTCTGTCTATGGACCATCCCCTCCTGATTCTCGACCTCAATACTCCGTGAGGCATCCCTATTTCTTCTGCCCAGTCGCACAGTGGCATCTTCCTACCTTCGTACTCGATAACAACGTTTGTACTGCGATTTCTATATTGCTCTCTCCATGTCGCCCATACGCAATTATCAGGCCCGTAGTCTCCATCATTATCTAGCCGCTCAATTGATGTCCCGTTTGGTGGTTCTCCCATATCCTTGTAGAAATTGTTAAACGAATGCTTCCAACGCTCGCAGACTCTAATCCCCCGGCCACCGTAGACTGGAAACCTGGGAGAGCTTATTTTGTAGCATCGATTCCTCATGTCAATCCACGCCCGATAGGCCTTAGTCTTGGTCATTCCATGACTCTCAGCACTGCGAACAGCCCCTAAAGAGTCTTCCAAAATACGCCCGTTCTTCGTCTTCTGATTCAAACCATTCTCCCTTTGAAACTTTAATTTCTATCGCTCTTTGTCTAAGGTTATTGGCATGGCATTTTTCATGACACGACCTGCATGTTGAGATATAATTTTCCGTGGTCTCGTAGCTTCCTCCCGCCTTCGCCACAATGTGATGGACCTCGCAGGCTTTACTTCCACAACGCCACTCACAGACTGGATTCGCCCTGAGATATGCGTCACGAATGTTAGTGGATTTCGCTCTCGTTCCATTAGGTTTCTTTCTGTTAAATGGCTTGCGTTTCAATGGTGTCTTACGCTTCAGTCGTGACCTTTTCATTCTTCGTGCGCCTCTTGCTTGTGTGTGTCCCACTCGCCAAGGACTTCAAATTTGTATTGCCCCCCAACTCGCTTAACGTGCGCCCTGGCATGGAACGCAGGCCACTCATCCCAGCCCAGCTTGCATATATCTTCTGGGATATCCATGTGACATTCAGGCAGATCCGATTCGTTCAGCATGTCGCCAAGTGTCGCGACCATGTTCCGTAGATTGGCCTCGAACGAACGAACCATGACTGCCATGAAACTCTTAACACTCATTCGTTCGCAGACCTGTTCCATGCTCCAACTCGGTTTCAGGCCCGGCTCTGTTGGTTTGGGGGCAGGTGGACGGCGAACGTGCATCAGAACTGTGATATCAGGATTCTGTTGACAGATTTCCTTTAGGTCGTCGTTGCTGAGATCGTGACGTTCCTTGAGTTGCTTGGGGGTAATTTCATTTCCATACCCATTACGAAGATCGTTGATAGCGGTTTCAATACTCATTTCAATGCCTCCCTCGGAACGTCTTTGACATAACGAAACAAGTCACGTTCTTTCTTGGGGTAATACTCCCATTCGCTTGACGGGTGCATCCCATAATGCTCGTAGGCAAACAAGCCACGAGCCTGAGCGAACGTGCGGCCAGAGTTCTTACACCGCATCACGGTTGCAACCCAGTCCTTCACTAAGTCTGGTTTGTCAGGAGCCTGTCTACGCTTATTGAATATGTCGCCGGTCTTCTCAGTCAACCGACCATCACGCTGAATCACAGGTCGCACTGAGCGGGTTGCCTGATAGCCACACGCATGACAACTAATCCCCCCGCTACGGATTGTCGTACACTTCGGGCAGCAGATTGGTTCTGGGGTGTTATTTTCGGGGTCACTCTTAGCGTTGATAAATTGTTCCGCACGCTCACGAGTCATTAGCGTTGGACTCTCACGCCAGTAGTTTTCCCAGTCTCTATTTTGGTTCGGTGAACCATGACGCCACCAAGAACCGCCGTGGTCCTGCACGATGACATGATCAAGGCTTGGGTGATTCCGAAGCACTCGCCCGACCGTTTGAATGTAGGACAGAATTGAACCAATCGGCGTGGCAAGAATAAGGTGATATAGTTCAGGGATATCAACCGCCTCACGATAGACGAACCGATTGCAGATAACCTTAATCTCTCCAGTCCGTAAAGCATCGTTGACCATCTCTCTGTTCTTTCGGTTGGCCTTCATTCGCTCGCCGCGATACCAGATTTCTTTACCGTCTACACTTGCCGCTGGAATGCCCGCCGACTCGAATGCTTTTGCAAAGAACACCGCCTCAGCAGTTCCAGGAGCCATTAAGAGTGCGGGCTTCTGTTCTGGATTCAAGTTTTGATAATGCTCAACGACATTTCCATAGATGGCCTGTGACCATATCCTTTTAATCTGCCCAGCCGTGAAGTCTTCTCCCGTCACTACCTTCTCAACTGACGAAGTATCAATCTCGGATGGTGCATAAACCAGGCATGGCAAGTGCGCCCCTGTCTCCCGCAATTCCGAGTTCGTACCCGCAACAATCAATTCGTCGTACAGGTGCGAGATTCCTAGTGGTGTGGCGGTAAACCCAATTCTTACAGCACCACTGTCTTGATAATGCTCAAACACCTTGCAAGCGACCCCCGCTTTCTGTAAGTGTGCTTCGTCCACTTCAACCAGATCGGCATAAGGCAGAGACCACTGCCCAGACTCCCAGCGACTCCCCTCAGTTTGCATGGACGTGATTTGCACCTTAGCCTGCGTGTTCTTCCATTCCGCATACCCAGCCGCACGAACACCCGCAGGAATACCAGCAGACTCGAACCCTTTATATAACTGCTCAGTCAGCATTCGACGAACAGAGAACACCGCCACACCATGCGCGGTCTCGTTGGTGAGTTCGTGAATCATGCGAGATTTACCACCGCCAGTCGGAGAGGCTACAAGAATGTTCTTGACGCCACGCTCAATCAGGTTTCTCGCTTGATCTATCCCACGCTGTTGGTGCGGCCACAGGGATTGAGCTATCATGCCTGTTGGTTCTGTACTCATATCGCCTCCGTTCTGTTGTGTTCAGTTTAATCAGGAGGATACCTCATCGAACAATGTTGGCTGCTCCTGTATCTTCTGCTCCCGAAGTTCGACCGCCATCTCAAGGTTCTTGACCGCCTGTTTGTAGTAGCTCGACTTGAGTTCGATACCGATAGCCTTACGGCCCATCACGACCGGCTGATAGACTTCGGAACCAACACCCATGAATGGAGTCAGAACCGTCTCGCCAATGTTTGACCACATCTGCACAGCCCGTTCAATCACATCAAGTTGCAACGGGTGCATGTGCTTATCGTCATCATCGTCGCCATCGGCACGAGCATAGCTCATGTGGCCTGCGTTGCTGCCAAGCGTCTCGTCGATCCTGATGTCCATCCAAACTGATGAAGCGTAGTTTCTCCATATCCACTGAGAGTACGCATTCAGTTTTTGGTCGCCTTCCATGCCTCGGTACTGATGAAGCTCTTTCGGGATTTGCCGCTCACCAGCGTAGTGTAGCAGTCCAGTTTCGTGAATGACGGGAACTTGATTCTCCCCCTTTCGGCGAAACATTAGCAGATAATCAGCGTTTGCGATTGACGTTTTCGTGGAGTCCTCGCACAACGTCTTGTGGTGCAGAGACTTCATCATAGTCCGGTTGCGGACCATCAACGGTTCTTTCCAAATGACACGACGACCACCATAAACCCAGCCCCGGTTTTCATGCTCTGTGATAATCCGACCAGGAAGATCAAACATAGCATCACAACCACTGTTGCTGAGAGGGATGTCCATACAATGAACCGCTGAAATCCTTCCCGGCTTGGTCAGTCTCGCCACCTCAGAAATACAGTATCCGTAATGATCGAAGAACTCGTCATGGTCGATTGAGTTCGAGATATCACGAGGATCGCTACTGTACTGATAAAGCCCCGCGAATGGTGGACTGTAAACTGAGAAGTCAATTGACGAGTCGGGAAGGGACTCCATGACCTCGACACAATCGCCGTTGTAAATCGCATAGTCCTCTGTAATTACTTGTTCGCTCACAGCCATGATGGGATGCTTTCTTTATTGGTGTAATTATTAGTTAAATCGATAGACTGAGAATCATTCATCTCGCGGATCATCATTTCAAACATCAAATCAGCACGCCTTGCCTTTTCGGTCATGTTCTTGAGTGTTCTCTCTTCCCCCTCTGTTGAGATCACATCTAATCGAACCGGTCTCTCTTGACCGAATCTCCAGCAACGCCGAACGCTCTGATAGTATTGCTCGTAGGAGTGTGACGGGAATGTGACAACGTGATTGCAGTGCTGCCAGTTGAGTCCCCATGCTCCGATCTTCGGTTTGATAATCAGGTTTGAAATCTGACCGGATTGGAACGCTTCGTAAATTTCAATCTTCTTTTCGTCCGGCGTCCTGCCAGATATCTGAACTGAATCAAGAACAACTTCCTCAAGGTGATCGCCTTCCGGGTTGTAGTGACACCAAATCACTGACGGGTCGCTATGATCAACAAGTGACGCAACTTTTTCACATCGCTCGTCAAGAGTCCTCATCCTCTCTTCTCTCTCCTCCCGAAGCCCGAAGGCTGGCTTGGCAAACAAGCAACCGGCTGGAGCTTTCTCAGATTCGACCAAATGATAATTCTCGATAAGTTCTGGGAGAATATAACCCTCATCGCTGAACCCCAGATCAGAAGGCTTACGGCAAGCCTTTGCCCAGGATGTCACCCAACGCCAGAACTGACCAATCGCGTGATGTTTCAATCGGTATTGACCAATTGACTGACTGACCCGGTATGACAGCTTCTTATAATAGTTCGGATTGCGGGCAACTTCGTCATCAGCTTCGGCCTGTAATCGTCTCTCTTTTTTCTGCCCCTTATCGTCCAGCATTCTGAAAAAACGTCTCAGCATCTCAGTATGCGTGATGCCTCCCAACGCTTCGGATGATGTCCCTAATTCGATGTAATCATTCGGAGCCGCTGTCGCTGTGCAAAGCAGCCGATAAGGAATCTTGAGCATGAACCGACTGATCTGCTTTTGCGTCTTTCCCGAATATGATTTCAGGATAGACGATTCATCACAGACAACGCCTGAGAAATCAGCCGGGTCGAAATGGTGAAGCATCTCATAGTTAGTGATGACGATACCACCTGAGTGCTTTCCATCTCGACTGACATGCGTTTCAATCCCAAACTTATCAGCCTCCCTCCCCGTCTGCTGAGAGACGGCAAGAGGCGTAAGGAGGAGTACTGGCTTGTTTGTTTTCTGGACGACATTCTGTGCCCAAACCAATTGCATCGGCGTTTTTCCCATGCCGCAATCCGCGAAGATCGCAGAACGGCCCATCTGGACTGACCACTCAACGAGAGTCTTCTGGAAGTCAAACAGGAAGTCAGGCATCCAAACCGGATCAAACCCGCCCACGTTCGTAAGCTGAGTTTTTGACTCAATAAAACTTTGATAATCATTCATGACAAATCCCCCACAAGTTCCCCATGCTTGCCAGCAGCATCACCGAGCGAATCGCGTATCTCTTCCACTTGCGGGTCATCCTTCATTTTGTGATGACCGTAGTAGCGGTCCAGGAACCGCATCGCCTGACCAATGTAGGTGTGGAACTCCTTCGGATCCGGCCCTGTCAAATCTCGCTTCGGCTCCTTCGCGGGAGGTTCGTACACACCGCTCAGAGCGTTCTTGCGTTGACTCACAGCCTCCTTAACATGTTTGGTGGTAGGCTTTTCCTTGCCTTCGGACTTGGCAGCGTTGGTCGCTTGCTCGTAGGCTTCTGGTTGTTCTTCGTCAGGCAGTTGC